CCGGAGGAAAAACCACTCCGATTTTTCAATTCCTTCCCTGGTTTCTTCGTCAATAAAAATTCCCTTCATTTCTATAATTTTAAATTCTGGGACAAATAAATTTGTGGTTATATCTTCGAGTTTAATGTCTTTCATTAAAATTTTTTTTGCCTTTCATATCAACATATGTTCATATGGTTTTATGGTTATATTTTCTTATTATTATACGATGTTACAACTTGTCTGTCCAGTTTGTTTATCCGGTGAAAATAAGAGAGGGGAGAGGTTTCCCCTCTCATTATCTTCAATTTTTATTCGGTATCCTGAGTCTTTACCCACAGTCTGTCGCCGGCAGTTCTTGTAGAGTCTGCAAGCATAGCAAAATTAACTGTTCTTTCTGCGTGAGCAGACTTCGGGAAATCTTCTACCACGTCTCCAGCAATACTGGCTTTATAAATCTTTGTTACTTCTCTTTTAACACCATCTCTGAGAGTCTTGATGTGAATTAAGTGTACATAAGAAATGGTATTAGATCCACCCATTGTAAGAGATTTATGAGCAGGAGTATCATAGTTGACAGCTACAGTTACCTGCTCGCCATCAGTTATATCTCCTCCAGAAAGTCTTGCAATAGCAAGAGTTCCTTCTACCTGTCCTATCTGATAATCGTCATCAACATCATATGTAACAGGAGTGGCATCCACGCTTGTCACAACCACACTGTTATACATATCATACCGGACTTCCCCAACCAACTGCCATCCAGTAGAACGCAACCACAGAGTATAATTGGTGTCGTTTGCAAGTGTGGCATTAACTGTGGTAACAGTTCCATAACCAAGCTCTACCACAAGGTCTTCGAGGGTTTTCTCAATTAAGAGAATTTCAACATTTCCGCTTTCTTTCACTACATCTCTCACTACATTAGACGCAGGAGTTCCTTCGTCATAATCAAGAGTTTCACGGGTTGTAGTTATCTTGACCCCACCTGTTCCACCAAAAGTTCTCATACTCTTGAACTGATTGGCAAGAGTAGTAGTGTAAGTCTGCCACAGTAAAGTTCCTGCTCCGGGGATTAAAATGTAATTTGTATCAATTACTGGCATTTTTTTCTTCCTCCTTTTTGTTTATTGAAACTTTGTCGGGTTTCACTTTTAAAGTGCTTCGACAATTTATATCAATTTTAATTTAAAAATTAAAATTTGATTTAAAAATTTTCACATATTATCGGAAATAATTTTTTAGGAAGTATTTTATAATAAGCTCCTGTTTCTGTTTTTATATGTTCTTCTGTTTCTTTACAAAGACCCAACACCATAATTTTATTACAAGCGGTGCATTTAAGTTCTCTAAAAGAAGACATTGGTTGCATCAAATTATAACAATTTTCCATAGATTTTCCTTCTTCTTCATTAAGAACACGTCTTTGATTTCCTGTTAAAAAATTTTTATTAAATAATTCCCCACAATAAATACAATTCATTTCGTCATTACTATTATTATTGTTTTTCATATATTTTTCATTCCTTTCTTTTATTTTAATCCGTTATCCCCGCTACTTCCAACTGATGAAGCGTTGCTCTAAACCATCCCTTCGAGTCTACTCCCATCAATGGATGAGAATAACTGATATGACGATATGCCATACCGTTACACTTTCCGGATAAATAACAATTCTCCAGTAAGGTTTTTATCATAGCTTTAGCTGTTCTTTTATTTATTCTGTCCAAATAAGTTATGTCATCATGTGTCACACATATCACAATTTCCACAGCATAATTCTTTCCACTCATAACAGAGTGGCTGCCTTTCCGGAGAAAGTCTTCGTCAGCACAGTCAATTAAAACACAGGGAAAGCTGTCCTGTCCTAAAAGCATTGTCTCTATATTTCCTAATTTTATATTTGCATCTAAAAAATCTGGAGCAGGCATAGCTTCTCCAAATTCTGCTGTGTCCTGAGCTGAATAAGAAGTGAAAACAGACGTGACATTAGTTTGAAATTTTGAAATTAACATATTTTTAATAGCAAGTTCTATGTCTTCAGCGCAGTCGTAAAATCGCATTTCCATAACTATCTCCTCATTCCGTTATTACTTATTTATTAACACAAATTTTCCTATTAATTCCTGATATCGTTTTCTCTGTTCGTCACTTAATCGTAAGGAAGGTTTAATATCAAAACTTTTTAAATTTAATGTTAAATCTTCAGCATAGGGAACATTTGTTCCTACAACCAGACGTTTCTTTGTTATTTTCACCATACTATCAGATTCTCTTCCAATACCACTCAAAGAATTCATCAGCCTTCCTTTAAATATCAAAGAAGTTGTAGGTAAGCCGGCTTTCCGTTTAAGTTCTATCCAATATGGGTGAGCATCGGGCCATCGTTTTCTACCTTCAAAAGCACCTTGATTTTGAAATATATTATAATTAGTCTCCCATATATCTTCTTTAATTATATTAAGAATATAAGTAAAATCTTTTATTCTCTCCAACATTTTTTTTAATTTTGTCGAAGCAGATTCATTCCCCCGAGTTATATGTTTTACGTTAAATCTTAATTCCATAACATTCTTCCTTTACCATACATAGTCTATATCACTCTTAGGATCTTCTTCTTCCATATCCGGATAAACATTCCCAATCATACCGGCGAATACAGATTGCGTGGTATTACTGCTGAATTCTTTCTTCCCATCTCTGAATTCTTTTAAATGAGTCCTTCCTAAATCGCCCCAGGCTTTCCCTAACAAACTATTCCCCATATTCTGAAGATTTCTATACTTTATATTCTCCACGACTTCTGCGGTGAGCCAGTCGTTTATGAGAGCTAATTCCTGAACATCCTCAGCATTTGTAACCGGCACCGTCACCCCTTTATTTCTCAGTACATTATTTATATAATAGTACTGCTGTGTATTATACCTTTCCACTTCTGAAAGTGTTATAGGACGAGACGTCGCGGTATATTCTCCTCCGGTAGGTTTTGTCACTTCTTCTAAAGAAACTTGTGTGTTATATCCTAACCAGGCCATTATAAACCCAACTCCTCTCTGTCTTTCTCCGTCATAACGTGAGTCTGCAAATCATTTAAAACCCATAAAGGTATTCTATATTTTCTTACATTAGTGCAAAAGCCTTCATCTTCCCCGGTAGGAGTGGGGAAATACCGGATATTCCGATTATTTATTATATTAGAAGATACCAACATAACTGCTCCGGTCACATCCACTTCAAATAAAGAAGAAGGGAAATAATCTCTTGCCCAGGATTTATTCTTATGAAAGAAATTATGTGCCCATATATTATCATTTTTCACAAGAGCCGCTACCACATCTTTATCTGTATCCAACAGATTATTCAATACATCTGGCTTAACTAAAATATCTGTATCTATAAAAAACACAAACTGCTGTTGAGTGGCCAGAGCTGTGTCTAATAAAAGATTTCTACAGATAGACAACGCCGGAGCTGTGTAAATACTTCTATCTATTCCATTCGAATGTCTTCCATTTCCCTTTTCCCCCATATCATTCGGAAAGTTAAAATTGTATTCTGATACCATAATACTCTTATAGAGAGTGAAATACTTCCTCCGGAAGTCTTCTAATATATCCTTCGAATTATCCTGGGAGTCATTCAGTATCCACCGAAGAGATATCCTGTCCTTCGGATAATCAAGATCTAATATGTGATGGAGATATAAAGGAAGAATCCATCCCCGGTTACGAACTGGGGCACCTATTAAAACAGTGGGATAAGGGTTAAGCATATTCGAAGACAAATGACGTTTCATTTTTAAAGGTTAACTCCTTTGTTTATTATGTTTTCAAATAAATTTTCATAACAATCCACCACTTTATTCCAAGTATTATTTTTTGCAAAAGTATAATTTCTCAAAATATCCTGAGATTCTGATATATAATTTTCATCTAATTTATAAGCTATTTCTTCTGCTGTAGAACCTAATATAGGAGGAGAAGGCATTAACTCTAAATAATCTTTCTTTAATTCGTTTCCATAAGGAGAAATAACAATTCTTTTATTTATATAAGATTCTAAAATAGTTAAATATCCCGAACAAATTATTACATCTGAATTTTTTATAAAAAAATCCGGATTTGAAACAAAACCATTAAAAGTAGCCTCAAGTTTATACGTGTTACATATTTGTTTAATTTCTTTTTCTAATCTTCCTGTTCCACAAATATTTATAATATACCTTTCTTTAGTTTTCCCTAAAGCTTCAAAGACTATTAAGGGAGATTGATCGGGGTCTAATCTTCCTAAATAAAGAATTTTTCTTTTATTAGGTTTTTCTACATAATTAGTTTCTTCCACACCTCCCCAGATTATTTTATTAGGATTGTGTCCGTACCATTTTTTTAAATATTCTCCCACACAAATACTAGAGAAAGATTTTTTTTCTATGTCTTTTCTTACTTCTATAATTTGCGGCAAAGGAGGAATATTACCTTCATAACCATGAAAAACTGTTATTTGCGGTATATTTATATCCGGTATAAAAGAAACAAAATCATGGGATATAATAATATCCGGAATTTTTCTTATGTTTTTAAAATTAGGTTTGTAACACCACTCTACCTCATATCCTCGTAAAACTAATTCTTTTGTAATATAAGAGATATGTCTTTGAACCCCTCCTATAGGAATAGTATCTCCGGGCAAATTAAAATGAGATGATATCATTAATATTTTCATAATTCGATTTCCTTTAACATTTTAGAAAGTAAACTTTCATAGGTTAAAGTATTTTTTATATGTTCATAGCCGGCTTTAGCTATTTTTTCTCTTGCGGTATTATTTTGTAAATAAAATTTTAATTTATGTTTTAATTCATATAAAGAATGAAACATTACAATATTCTTATCGGGTTCAAATAATTCCCATGACTCCGGAAAATATTCAGTTAATAAAAATTGTTCCATACCTAAAATTTCAGGAACTCTATTTTTTAAACATTTTATATTATTCTCTGGTTGATCCGAAAAATTTAAATTTATTTTTGATTGGTTAACTATTTGAATCATTTCTTTATGATCTATAATACCGGGGTGATTCCATAAAGAAGAGGTAGACCCGAATAAATCTATTTTAAAAGCTTCGTTTTTCAGTAAAGGTTTAATATAAGATTTTTCACGATTTTTAAATGTTGATCCTACAAAAGAAATATCATATACCTTATCTATTTTTAAATTTTTGTGAAAATAAGGATCGAAACCAAAAGGTAAAAAACGAGCTTCTAAATCTAAATTTTTATATTGTTCTTCTACACTTTCTAAATTAGTTGTGTAAATGAAATTATATTCTTTAAGTTTTGAAATATGCTCTTCTTTATTAGAAGCTTCTGTTAAAATATAGGGGTCATCTACTTGATAAATTACTGTTACTATTCCCCTTTTATTAGCTTCTATTATTACATCTTTACTCACAGCCTCCGCTTGAATAGCAAGTAAACAATCTATTTTAAATTTTCGAATTATTTTTAAAATCATTTCATCATATATATTCCAGTTAAAAGAAATATCCCTAGGAATTAAAAAAGGAATAATATGATATTTTCTAAGAGATATTAAGCCGTTAAAAATACCTGTGTGAAAATTACCAGGCTCCAAGCTTTCACATAACAATAAAATTGTTTTCATTAAATTTATTTATTTCCTTTTAAATAAAAAGAATTTTGTTTTATATTTTTTACCTCTTCTCCAAAAAATATAATCCACGAAAATCTATTAGGAATCACCGCAATTTCACCAAAAGAAACGAAGTCTTCCGGCTTCCAAGTACTTCTATGTTTTTCATAGGGATTATTAAAAGCTTCCCCTTGTTCTCCTACCACTTTAGGAATAGAAATCAATATATTTTTACTTTTAGATTTAAGATTATTTAAAAATTTCAAACCTTCTTCTTTTGAAAAATGTTCTAAAACATCAATCATTAAACTCAAATCATATTTTTTCTTTATTTTTAATATTGTTTTTGCGGCATCCTCTTTATATATTTTATTATATATAAATTTATGGATAGGTGTTAAATATGTTTTAAAAACTTCGATAGCATCTATTAAAACATTTTTATTTTTATAATTATCTGTCCACCATAAATTCATTCTTTCATAAATTAAAACCCCGTATTTACCGAAACCCGCTCCTATATCTAAAATATTTTTAGGATTTGTCAATATAACTAATTCCATAATTTCATTTAATTGATATGTATGAGAAGAAGGCATTACTTTATATCTCCTTTCTTATAAGGTCTTTTTCCTGTAAAAGGCAAGTCGGGTTTAAAACCCTTATTTTCTTTTAAAAAATCCCCCCATTCTTTCATAAAAGCTTCTAATCCTTTTTGCATAGCTTTTCTTTCAATATGATGTTTTCTATTTTCATCATGATATAAAACATGTATTATTTTAGAATCAGGACAATATCTTACATCAAAACCTAATCTCCATACATCTAAACTATAACCAGTATCATCAAAATATATAGGCACCGGATATTCCGGCAAAAATCCTATCTTTTCACAAAGTTCTTTTTTATACAAACCAAAACCAGCATAAGCATAATTTCCAGAAATTTTTATTTCCGGAATATTTTCTGGTTTACCTCTGAAACAAGCATCTGTAATTCCATTAGCTAATAAATTAGCTCCATGACTCATAATCTCGCCATTAGGCCATAAAACTAAACTGGCTACATGACCTACATCAGGATTATTTTCTGCAAAATCAATAGCTTTTCTCAACCATCCCTCACATGCTTCGCAATCATTATTAAGAAGATATATATATTTACCATAAGCCCATTTCATAGCTCTATTATTGGAAGCCGCATAACTTGTGTCATCTTTCTCAAATATAAGAGAAGCTTTCCCACACCAATTAGATAATAAATATTCTCGACTTCCGTCTGTAGAAAGAGCATCTACTATAATTAATTCGTAATTAACATCTTTTGTATATTTTTCTATACTATTAAGGCAATTAATAAGTAAATTCAATCTGTTTTTATTCATTACAATTATTGAAGCTTCGTAATCATAATCTTTTTTAATTTGTTTTACAGACTTAATTATTTGTTCCATTTATAATGAAAAATCCTTTCTATTTTTTAAAAGACTCAGGGGGCGGCCGTTCCCCCATCATCTTATATAAACTTCACCCTACACACAAAACATTTTCTTCCTTATGTAGGTACATTTTCAAGAACATTATAAACTACAAAACCACATCTGGCAGATATAACCTCAAGGGTGTAATCAAAACCAAGCTGCACAAAAGTGGTGTCTTTTACTTCATCATACCAGGTCTTTACTTTCAAAGGTTCGTGTTCATAGCAGTGACCCATACTGGATTTCCACAATCCGGGATTTTTCTCTACATAAGCCAGGAATATGTAATTTCCAAATAAGAAAGAATCGCTGGTAGCAGTAGCACCTTCTACGCTGCTGTCGTAAATAGAAAGAGACCTTACTATTTTAAGCCCATTCCAGGTATCAGGAAGAGTGTCCTGAAGAAGATCCTTCACATACTGATGTCTCGCCTTTTCCTTCGGATGGTTTGCAATAACAGCTTCTGTATCCGGATTTATTACCATAACATTCGGATATTTACCACAAGCCTTCAGCATTTTTCTCTTTAAAAGAGATACAATGTAGAAAGGATCTGCGTTGGTATAATCATCCATATACACATAGTAAGGGTTGGTAGAAGCATTGTAAGTTGCAAGTGTCTGGCAATAAGACGCAAATGTAGTACCATAATCTGTGATAAGGTCTATAGTTGCTTTTTCTTTTGCAAGAAGCATACTCTCAGAAAGTTCCTCTGTAAGGTCCGATATAGGAGATATAGGAGATACCGCATTTTTCTGAAATTTCTTCGGGATATCCCCACACAAAGCATGTTCATCTGTCGAATACAGATGTTTTGTCATGCTGTAATCAATCTTGGCCGCCGGAGTACCTGGCGCTCTCAATGTTTCTTTAAGCCTGAAGTTTTCCCTACCCTTTTCAAAATAGTAACCGGTATCATTTTTACTTGGAAGTTTAGGAAATACTTCGTCGGCTATAAAATTTTCGTTTTTGTAGGCAATTGCTATATTAGTCAGTATTTGACTATATTTTACTTCGGAAAGTCCGGGCATTTAGTTTCCCTGCTACTAAAAACATAGACAATTAAATCAATTAAATTCTATATACTTTTTGTCTACATTAGAGTCTTTCTCATTCTTCGAACCCTCTTTTGCCGGGGCTACTTGAGTTTGTATGGTTCTCCAGAGACATAAAATTCCGACTAGCCATCGGTATTCGCACAATGCGCTGGTTCTTTTCTTTTGTAATATATCTTTTGTTACTTGGTTTTCGTAACATATATTACTTTTTTTTAAAGCTAATTGACTCCGTTTGACTTTATTTATCTGCGTTTTTAGTAACAAGTTTTCACCTCCTTTTTATTTAAAATTTAAAATTAAATACTTCTGTATTCGGGTCTGATATTAAAGTTCACTCTTTCACCTGCGGCTCCGGTTGTAGCTGTTTCTGCTCTACCTATAACGTAAGTAGCCGAAGGCGTGGTCTGATCAGCTTTTGTTACTCTACCAGCAGTATCTCCAATTTTCACATAGTCTCCTATAGAAATAGCTGTGCCTGTAACAGCGTCGGCAGTAGCTCTCCCGGATACCTGTATAGAACCTTCTTTTCCATCGGCAATTTCGTCGTATACAACTACTCCGATAAAACCATCTACTCCAGCACCAGATCCATACTCCACAGAAGAAGCGTAGGATTCATCCAACACAACAGCCCTGTATCTCTCTATAGTAGCACCGGAGTTATTTTTATAAGATAATACCTGGGTTTCATTAACCATTTCTTTGTCCCTCCTTTTTTATACTTATATGAAAATTTAAATTTTCATTTAGTCTTTATAAAATTTAATGTTATACTTCTCGTCACTCAGTTTGATTGTAGCATTTTTCAAACTCATTCCGGTTTTTTCAGAAAGTGCTAATGCTTCTGCTGCTAATTTCATAGCAGGATCAACATCTACAGGAACAGTTCCGGAACCTTTTTCAGAAAATTCAACTGCTTTGGGAAACTGAGAGAGAATTTTAGTTTTATAAAACTTTTCCATTCCCCCGGTTTTCTTTACATTCTCTGAAAGACAAAGGGTGTTTTCTTCTGTTTCTCTGTCTATTTTTCTCAGCTCTTTAAGAAACTCAATCTGAGTGGGAATATCTTTGGGGAGTATTTTTCCGTTATCGGCCATTTCAGAAAGCATAAGACTGTCTTCTTTTACCACTATATTTTCCTGCATAAGAATATTCTGCTGTTCGGCAAGTAACAGTGCTTGGGCCATCTGATTATAAGAAAGTTTTAAATCTTCTACTTCAGTTTTCAGCCCCACATAGTTTTCATTTTCATTTTCATTAGGCATTTCTTTTTTCCCTCCTTCCGATTCTTCAGATGCCTTTAACACCGAAGATTTACTATCCGGTATGATAAGTTTAGGAGCAACCATAGCAGACATAGCTGCTTTTTTAGGAGCAGACAGTATCTTTTTTATTGTCTGCGGAATAGTTATTTCCTCAGAAGCTTCTATTACTTCAGTAGCCATTTCCGGAACTTCAGCACCAGCAGGTTCTTCAATTATATCTGCGACTTCTTCCGGAACTTCCCCTTCCTCTTCTCCTTCGCTCTTGGCTGAGAAGGAAGAAAGCATGTCTGTTAAAAGCCCTACACCTTCTTTGAAGGCTTCTACTTCCGGATCAACCTGCGCCTCAGGAGAAAGCATATCTTTATTACTTTCAAGAAGCGAATGTAAATCCGACAGGGCTTTGTTAATTTTCGCCAATTTTCCCATATTATTAATTCCTCCTTTTTTATTAATATCACTTTTAAATTCTCCCGAAGGAGATTCTTTAAAGTCTTCTTTAAAATCACCGCCTTTAAATTCTTCGCTAAATCCTGCTAATATAGCAGAAGAATTTTTTATACGAGGCCCGTTGGTCAAAGTTATTTCTTTGACAACAGGACCATACCGCTTTTTTGTTTCCGGATCATAATAATTAAAATCTATATTAGGGCTGCTGTACCCAAACTGCCCATCTTCTAAAATATCTTTTCCCCTTTTGTTATACTGAGGTTTAAACATTAAAGCTGTTTTCTCTGCGTTTTCATAAACATCATATACCCATCCATAAGTGGGATTATCCGTAGAATGTTTGTCTACTATAGGTATTTTCTGTCCCCTCACATTCTTCTTTATATTTTCTAATACCTTAAGCCTCCACTCCCGGGTGACATTCCAATTCAATTTTAAATCTTCAAAAAACCAATTACCGTCTCTAAACAAAGTAACTTCATCTTTTAATTTATATTTACCCGGGGTTTCTTCGTCTACCATATCCCCCGGCAACTCTTCTTTTTGTCCTTTTTCTTGCTCTGTTTTCTCTATTTTTTCATCTTCTTCTTTTATATTTTCTTTTTTCATATCTTTATCCCCCATATTTTCTTGAGAAACACCCTCTTCTTCTTCTTTTGTCTTTATATCTATTACCGGAAATATAGGAGCCGGAAGAATTCGGGAACTCCCCTCTCCTGATACAGGAGAAGGTGTGACGGGAACTCCGGCAGGATTTTCAGGCAATTGCGCCGGACCTCTTGTCAATTCATCTGTTATCTCTTTAGGAAGTCCTACTATAGGAGATAAATTCTTCATAACCCCCGGAGTTATTTTAGAACCCGGTTTACTCCAAGAATCTTTATAACTTTGCTGCCGGGGATTAGAGGCGGATTTCCAACTTCCCCATTTCTCCGGTTCTGGTTTTACTTTATCTTCTTTCTTCGGCCTTCCTCTTTTTATCTCTTCACCTATCACAGCGCCTTCTTCCCCGGATTTCGGGAATTTTCCCGCCGCCATCTGCTGTCTACCATAATATTCCATCTGTCCTTTTTTTCTCCAAGCAGATTGCCTATCGTTAAACTCTCCTACTTTTATTCCATTACTGGAGAACACTTCAAATTTCCCTGTGGCCGCATTTTCAACTACAGTTGCCATTTATTTCTCCACCTGTTCTACCTGGCCGGATTGATTTCCCCCAGGTTGATAAGATTGCTGGTTATAAGAAGATTGCTGGTTATAAGAATTTTGATTATTTGGATTAAATGAATTCCCCTGATAAGGAGACTGTTGGAAAGAGGATTGCTGTTGATATTGCTGTAAAGCCGGCTGTAATAAATTTGATCCGCCGGTTTCCATAAGAGCATCCATTTGCTGCTGAACTATTTCTAAAGCCTGTAAGCTCAATTCTTTCTGTGCTTTAGTTCTATCCGGATAATTAAATATTTTTCTTAATTCGTCTTCTAAAAATCCTTCTTTATCCGGAGTCAACAAATTACTCCTCGCTAAAGTTTGTGTTATCTCAGCAAATTCTTTCAAGTCTCTTATTCCTATATCTTTCACATATAACTCTGGTAAATTATCTATTTCATTGAAATTATAAGAAAGTAATTCCGGTATTAAATATTTGTTAAAAACATCGCAAACATCCTGAGCTATAGCCTTCAGGCTATTCATAAAAAATTCTGATTGATCTTTCGATAAAGAAAAAGACCCTACTCTCGCCTCTCCTATTTTAAGGAAGGAAGCAAGGGCACACTGAGCTATTTTTGTTTCGTGATGAGAAATTAATTTCTCCAGAGCATCTATATTAAATTCTCCCTTAACTAAATGTAATTTAGCTTTTGGGGGAAGCAAAGCTCCTGCGTATTGATGAGCTCTAAAATTTTTCAGAATTTTAACAAACTCTGCTTTTACTGTGGCTCTGTCAGGAGTACTTAATTCATAATAATTCTCCGGATATTCAATAGCTGGAAAACCCAAACTCATTCTTTCTGCCCCTATCATTCCGATATTATAAAATATTTTAATAGCTCTCCAGTGACCATATCCGGTTCTAAATAAAGAAACACCTTCTATATTATCCCCTTCCTGGTCGTATGTGAAAATTAAAAGTTTTCTAATTGGAAGAAAAACTGTATCATATTGAGTACTATCTCCTTTGTTAAAATAGGCACTTTGCTCTAATCCTGCTATTCCACCCTCAGCATCAAAATGAACTTTATCTATTGTAATAGGATGTCGTGGGGCTAATTTTTTAAGGACTATCCAATCTCCGCCAAATCTCCATCTCTTCCAATTTTTACTTCTTGTAATTATTTTTTCAAAAGGATAGAGCCCGTATGCAATACACTGAAGAATTTCATTTACAGTTTTCCCCCAGGAATTACTCATCGAATAAAATAAATTACGTTTAACAAATTCTGCCTGGAATTTATCTACCTCAGAACTTCCCCCGGGCTTAATCAACCATCTTCCTCCTATTATAGGAAGAGTGATTGCTTTTAAAGTAGCTCTCGCCATCGCAGAGCTTCTCTTCATTTTGTCATATTCTTCGAATTTTTTTGTTCCCTGAAGCTCGGTTTGATATTCATATGTTTCATACCCGCCAGAAAAATAATCACCAGTAGATCCTATTTCTGTAAAATCAATTACAACTTTATCTTTCCTCGTTTCTTCCAATTTCATTTGTTCTTCGATAGATTTAATATTACTCATAACAACCTCATTTTATTCCCTTATTTAAACACTTAATTAAACACATACATTTTTTCATCTTCTGTGTACTCGTTATTTCCACCAAATATAAAATTAATTATTTTATCCGGTATATCCTCCGGGTCAACCTGTTCAATTTTATCCAACCCATAATAACCTGTCTTAGGATTTCCAAACATAGGAATTTCAAATCTTACATAACTTATCAGCATTTCTAAACAATCAAGAAGGTCGTCGTGTTTACCCGTTGGAAACATTTTATATTCTGTTACCAAGTCTTCCATTTCTTCTAATATCCACAGCTTTCCCCACTCTATAAAAGGTGCCATATCCATTATACGAGACTGTTTACTTTTTCTGGTCCTCGTAATCTGTCTAAAGGGAATGAAAATTCCTATAGCTGTAAGAGTTTGGCGAATAGCTTTTTGAAAAGCAATTTCTTCTATTAAAAATAAATCCGGAGAAAACACCTGATTCACTCCCACTATTTTTTTATACTGCTCTGGTATCAAAATTTTCTCCCTTGATCTCATTCTTAACAAAATATTTTTTGATATCGTCACATCAGCTACAAAGCAAGCGGTATAATCGGACCTCTTATCTCCAATTATACTTTCGCCTGTAGCAGGGTCTATTGCCGCCAATCTCTTTATAATAGGCTCCCCTCTGAAATAATATCTCTTTGTCTTTTCGTCAAATATAACATCTTCTTCTTTATAATATTTCAACCAATCTGTTTTAAAAATTATTTCTTTAAAAGGTACCGGAGTCTGCTGATATTTAGATTTCCAGCCATAAGTTCCTGTGGTAGTTTTAATAGCCTGAAGAGAAATATTTGTAAAATGTTCCGGCCACAATACCTCTCCCATTTCTCGTTGAAATATATCTCTTTCTTTCTCCTCTTCTTCTTCGATTATAGCCGGCATACAAATATATTCCCACTGTTCTCCATCTCGTTTCTTCGCATCTTCTAATAATCTGCCGATTAAATCATCCTCACACCATCTTGTCATTACTATTATAATCACACCATCGGGAGTCATACGAGTTCTGAGGTCTGATCTATACCACTCATAAATAATATTCTTACGAGTCTCGCTGTTGGACTCCTCGGCATTTTTAATAGGATCATCAATTACAGCTAAGGAAGCTCCTCTGCCCATTATAGGACCTCCCACGCCGGCGGCAGTCATAGCTCCGTTTGTCTCTGCAATTTCCCACCTGGCTATACCCTGCCTCACATCAGACAACTTAACTCCAAAAATATCTTTACCATGTTCCCTTAAAGCTTCTCTATTATTTTTTGAAAAGTCATACGCTATATCTGCTCCGTATCCTCCGATTATAACTTCCTTCGTGGGATTTCTACCCATAAACCAGGAGGGAAAATAATTTGTTATAGTTGTAGACTTGGCATGTCGAGGGGGCATACTCACCATCAACCTTGTTATTTCTCCTCTTTCTACTGCCTCTAATTTTTTACAAAGCAACTCAATATGTTTTCCGTGTTTGAACACTCCTCCGGGAACTTTAGCAACCATTTGCAAATAAGTATAATAATCTTTTTTCGCCAGCAACTGTTTTTTCTTTTTCAAAGAAGATTCAATTATAGCCTCTAACTGTGAGGTAGACATTTGCTCTAATTGATGTTTCATATCTAATCCCAATTGTTTAGCCATTAATAATTGCCTCTTCTCTTGTTTCTTTTATCTCTGTTATCAAAGGTAAAGCCAAAGACTTGGAAACTTTATTTTCTTTCACACTTAAAAGCTTTAAAGCCTCAGTTAACAAAGCATCTAACTCTTCCTCTGACTTAGCCTTCTCCACCACTTCATTCTCTTTTACTTTTATACTCTGCTTATACCAATCTCTAACCTTCACATATTCCCCTTGCACAGCAAGCACATCTTTTATATGGATATCTTCAAAAGCTCCGGCGTTATCTACGTGTTCAACACTCTTCTTATACAATTTAGTTGCATTACTTATCACTTCATCATCAGGAACATACAGAGTAGACCTGTAAACGTATTGATGGTAAAGCTCTGTTAAATCCATTAATATACCTTTAACAACAGACTCGTCTACCCTATTTAAATCTATTCTATTTAACAACCAGTGTTTAATAACTTCTACCGGGCACCCCCAACACCTCGCTATATTAGACACACCAAATTTAAAATCATTTAAATCTGATATAATTTCCAAGTCTGTCTGTGAAAAAACACTTTTTATAACGTAAATACCCCTAATATAATCAAATAAAGGATGAATACCTGGGGAAACTTCCACCTTTTCTTCCTCAAATTCTTCACCAAATTCATCTGTTTGTTTCTCAAAAACATTAATTAACAACGGACAATTAAATAAAAAATGCTCTACGATTTTAATTTGATCAAAAAAATATCCGAATTTAACAGCTCTTTCATAAAAATCTTCAGTTAGTGATTCCAAGTTTCCTCGAACCGTTATAAGAGGCATTAAACTTTTTAAAATTAAATAAAAAGCCTGTTGAAATTTTTTAGCTGCTTTATCTCCGGCATCAGTGTGATCAAATTTTTTTCGAATTTCTTCTATATATTCCAAATAATAAATAATAGTTTTATCTTGAGGGGAAATTATATCGCCTTCTACAGCAATATTTTCTTTATCAGGGGTGTTTTGAGTAATTTTGACTTTCATATCAAGACCTCAAAATCAAATTTTCTACATCTTTAGTAGGCTTTTAATGTTTAAATAATACCAAACTTATATTTAAAAGTCAAATTATTTTCAATATTTTTAAATAAAATGTTTAAAATTTCATCTATACTAATAAAAATAAGTATATTTAAACATTAAAACAAATTTTTGACAACATATTTTTTATCTGATATAATAAAAATATGAAAACCACAGATAATTTGTCTAGAAAATCAAATATAAAACCCGACCATTCCGGTAATATAAACAAAATTATTTCTTTATATAAGAAAAATCCGGAGAAATACACCCTCTGCTCCCTGGCAAAACAGTTTGGAATAGCTAAATCCACACTGTCTTATCACTTCAAACAAAGAAAAATACCCCTTCCGTCTCGTAATACCAGATATACAGAAGAGGATAAACAATTATGGGTGAAACTTTTTAAAGAAAAAGATTTACCCCCGACTCATATTGCAGAGCATCCGGGGGTAAGAGCTTCTTCCGTAACTATTAGGAATTATTTGAAGAGTGTAAATCTGCTTTAATTTATTTATATATTTTTATCTGTTTATTTACAACTGTCATTCTGTTCCATTATATAATTTCACCCCCATATCTCTTTTTCAAATTTTCCTTATACTCTAAATATTCTTTTGTGTTTTCTCCTTGAAAATTATACAATTCAAATCTTTCCTGAAATATTAAATTTAAACCCTCGACATCCCTAAAAGCATTTAAAAAGAAAATAGTTTCTTTCACACAAATTTTTCTTAAAGCTTCTTTTAATCCTTCAGCAAAACAAAGATTAAAAAGCATTAACTCTAATAAACGCAAAGCTTCTTTCAATTTATTAGAAGCATAGTAATTACTCCCATCTTCCTCCGCCGTCATACATCCTCTGCATATAAAACAAAGAGGACTTTCATCTGTATTAAATTCTCCTTTGCAAACAGCGCAGTTAAAATTTTTTCTGTATTCATCTATATTACCTGTTCCCCCACAAATAAAACATTTATTGCTGTCAAAATTTTCTTTTTTTGCTCCCATTAAATTTTCAATTTCATCGCTTAATTCGTATAATAAATCTCTTTTTTCTAAATATCCTTCTACATATTCTTTTGAATCTCGTAAAGCATCTATTTTTTTATAAAGTAAATTTTGTATTCGATTATAAAGTTTTTTCTCTTCTATCTCAGAATTATTTTCTTTCATTTCAAACCTCCCCCGCAAAAGCTCTTAAGTAATCCAAACTCAATAACTTATTACTCTCGTCTACAATCCTCTCAGCTTCTTCTACACTGTAATTCTCCAATAACTTCCTAATAATATCAAACATCCTTTTATCTATTTCCTCCCTCTTATCTACATCCTTCTCGTCTGTAATAAACACCAGACACTTTTTCACCAATCTTAAAATATCCAACTCTCCTTTAAATTTTAACCAGGCCTCTTCCGTTTGTTTTTCCGACCAACCAAATAAAAACTTTCCTATCTGTTTATAATTCCTTTCATCCCTTTCCGTTAAGCTAAAATTTCCTCCTTCTCCTAATTTCGGAAAAGCTTCCTTCATTTGCTCATGGCAATAATCTAAAAACCCTCCTTTTGTAAAAGTAGTTTTTTTAGATATGTCTTCTAAATCTTGTAGAAACAACAAATTTTCTTCTTTAGATATACCTTCCATTTCATCATCTCCTTATTTTTTTAAAACATCATCATCTGTTTATCCTCATAATTACACCACAAACACTCCACCCTCCTCAAACTCTCCTCTTTCCCCTCTTCCCTATTACCCTTCTCCTTCTTCTTACTCTCCTTACTCCCTCTTCCACTACACACCTTTGTCTCTCGGGTATACTTAACCCACCCCTCCTCTTCTCTTAAATATTCCTGATACAAATCACAATCGTATCCACTTACAGCCACTTTCCCTCTTACCCCACAGACCTTCTCCAACAGCCTTCTATGCTGTTCCTCTTCCATCTCGTATACATAACAACACTTATCTACCCTGGTAGAATGAACATAAGGAGGATCACAATAAAACAAAGTTCCCTCACTGTCGTATCTATCTAATATAGAAAGAGCGTCATCACATTCTATTTGAACCTGTAACAATCTATCACACACTTCTTTTAATTTTGGCATACTATTTAACCAGCTTGAAACATTACTGCTCTTCCCACACCTGCTCTGTGTTACCACATATCTCCAGCCTGTCTCGGTTGCTCTTTCTAAATTTGTTTCCCGGACCTGACGGATTTTTATATAAAATAACCTCGCTCTCTCTATATCTGAAAACTCCTGGGCTTTATCTGATATAGCAACATTATATTCCTGCCGTGACACCGGAGTTAATTCCAATAAAGAAATCAACTCCTCTCCCCTGTTCCTCAACTGTTTAAAAAAATTAACTATCTCGCCGTTTAAATCGTTATAAATTTCTACAGGACTTGGATCTCTGTTTATCATCACTACTCCACTTCCGCCAAACACATCCACAAAAGTATTTGCTTTCGGAAGAAGTGGGAGCAGCCAATCAAGATGAATAAATTTACCACCATAATAAGGAAAAGCTAAAAGTTTTTTATTATTACTTCCCATCTGTATCTACATCACTCGCTTTCTTACATAAATTACAGGCATAGTCCCGGCAAGTTTCCTGTTTATATGTTTCCGCAGCTATATTAGAACATATCCCTAAATGATATTGCCTTTTCTCTGGTAAAGATTTCCAATATATACAATACTCACATTCTATTATCTTCCACATTTTTCTAAACTCTCTTTTAATAAGTTTTATTAGTAAAAGTCAATCGTATAGCTTCAGGAGAATCTTTGCTTATTTCCCAATCTTTGTCTTCAAATATAATAGTCGAAGACTGTTGTGTTTCAGAATTTATTTCAATATAACAAGGTTCTCCATCAGCATTAAAGCAATTAACCTTTACTTTTTCTAAAGTATTCATTATTCTTCAGACACCGCTTCTTTAAAAGGTTTGAAAAATAATTCTATAACAGTGTCTAATAATTTCTCTTCTGATTTCTGCAAAGCTTTAGCCACTCCTAATAAAGTAGCCATCCTCAAATCCACTTTTGTATTCTCTAATTTCCAATACTGCCGAATTTCCATATCAGCTAATAAAGCCACCTCCGTCTGCGTCAGCTTAAGCTCTTGCCTCCGTCGCTTTATTTCCTTAGAATAATCAATGCCTAAACTATCTAATTTTTTTTCATGTTTGGTTTTTTGCATTTTCACTTTTAGTTTTTTCATTTCAGCAACCCTTTCTTTTTATTTTTTTTATTTTATTTATAATGCTACTTTTATAATCCCATGCTCCGACTTTTTAAACATCACACTCTCCCCATTGAACCTTCCTATCACTTCTTTTATCCCGGCATTTTTTATTAATTTCTCGCACATAACACAAGGAATTGCTTCCGGTAATAAATCTTTTGTCTCGGGACAAATCCCGCAAACATATAAACAAGCTCCTATACATCTTTCTCTACCAGCATTTATAATAGCATTTGTCTCCGAATGAATCGAGGCACACATCTCATAATTCTTACCGGAAGGTATATTATGTTTATTTCTCAAACATTCACCAATATCACAACAATTAGCCTCCCCCCTCGGACTCCCATTATATCCCGTCCCCACTATCATATCATCTTTCACAATGACACACCCGTAACACCTTCGAATACAGGTAGACCTCATAGCTACAGCCTTCGCTATATTCATATAATACTCATGTTTCTTTAACCGATTTCTCTCCCTCATCCGTTTCTGTATTTCCATATCAGCCACACTACTCATTATTCTCAATTTCTCCTTCCTCTAATATAGAATTTTCTTTGTTAAAAATATCATATAATAAATTTTTTGCGTGTATATGGGTTAACTCCAAATATTTTTCAAACAACTTTTTATGTAAATCTTGCTCCGCCGCTTCTTTTGAAATAAACCCACTCCCTTTTATTCCGTATCGAGGGCACACATAATAAGCGTGACCAAAATTATCCACTGTAATTTCATACATTACATCCCGGCTTAAATGAAGTTTAGTCAAAACCATTTTTCCATCCGTTTGTTTAGTTATACTTTTTATAGTATTTAATCGACACATATACCGGGACTCTCCTGAAGTATCATTCAAAATTTTTTCTTTTCCTATTTCTTCTTTCATTTAAATTTCCTCCCTTTTAAAAGTATCTTCTGGTAATAAAACATAATATCCCTTTCTTACTCCTAAAATCATTTTCTTATTACACCTCGAACACTTCATATATTTCAAAAATCTTGAAGAAGAACTTTCTTCTATATCACAAATATTACATATTTCTTTTAAAGCAATTTCCTCCGGGACACACTCTTCTAAAAGTTTTAAAACTTTAGCCCCACAATACAAACATTGAAAATCCTCCTCGTTAAAAATTTTCTGCATTTCTTTATATAAACGAGGACTCAAAACCATGTGATCCGGACATTCTATCACTATTTCTGTTTCATTAAACAACTTTTTTGTTATGCTGATACTATTTACTCGAATGTATTGATCATTAAATTTAACAAAAATATGATAGAATTTTCCTATAAAACCTTCCTCTTTTTCTTTTTCTTCCTCCACATCAAAAAAATAAGATTCACTTATCAAATCCTTTTCTTCTTCTTTCATTTAAATTTCCTCCTCTTCTTTCATAAATCCATCTAATTTCTCTCCACTATACTCACAAAACTTTTTTATTAGTTTATCCAACACTTCTATTTGTCCCTCCGCCTGTATCATTCTAATAAAAGCTTCCTCTCTATCCTTCAAACACTCCTCTCTTTTTATTCTGGTTTCTAATATATGAGGATTGTCTCTCTCTTCTATAGTAGGATATATCTCTTCTTCATTAACAGCGACTTTAAAATTTTTACAAGAACTCAATACCTCAACAACATTTTTTAATTCCTCTACTTTACTCTCTAACTCTGCGTTTTTCTCCCCGGCTTCCTCAAGAGCATCCTGATATTTCTTTATCTCTAATAAATGCAACCCTTCTCTCATTCTTTCCATATCTAGATAAACTTTTGTATGATCTTCTAATTTAGAAATTCTTTCCCTTTCAATTATTAAACAATGATAACATATTCCATATTTTTCTCCTTCTTCTGTTTTATCACAAGAACACCTGAGACTTTCTAACGTCACTTCATCCGGTACCAATAAACTTAATATCTCTTTTGCTTCTGTTGAATATTCCGTCTCTTCTAATATTTTTCTCCCTTGATATTTCATTATTCACACCCTTCTTTCTCAATATGAATTATATTTAAATCTTGTTTCATTGAAATACAAACCCCTCCCTCTCCTTCCAACCCCCTTTCTATTACAAAAATCCAATACTCATTCCCCCACTCTAAATGCAAAACAGCTTGCCTTACTGTAAAAAAATTATATCCTTTCTTATCTCTATTTTTATTACGAGATGTTACTTTTTTAAACCATTTTTTATATTTAGGTATGCCGGCAGAACATCCCCCAAAAACCCTTATGTCTCCATATATACTCACATTATATCCATACAGACTATTATTAATATCATACTGCAAACTACTTTCTATTCCCTCCGGAATTCCACTCTTTTTAGAAGCCTCCCAATCTTTATCAGAACTTTCGAATTGCACAGGAATACCTAATAACTTTTTAAGTTTTTCTAAAGTCTCTTCTTCTGATAAATCAACTGCCCCAGCCCCTACGTCAAATCTTATCTGTCCGTTTAAATGTAACCAGCTTCCCATTTATTTACTCCCTCCAAAATCTTCAGGATCTTCAACCTGCGGCTCCCGTGTTTTGTCTTCTTCCTCCGGCGGATAAGGCGGATATTCTCCTCCGGTAACATCAAATATATCTTTCATATTAAACTCTTCCTCCTTTCTTTATTTCTTCCTTCTCTTCCTATCCTTTTCTCTTATACACCACTTACATTCCCTGGAAAATCCATCCCCCACCTTCCTCCTCATAAAATATCTTCTGTGTCTCTCCGGATATCTCACCCCACAACCTATACAAGTCAACTTCTCTTCAGCCTCCTCCTCCTTTCTAATTCTCTTTATCTCTTCTTCTTGTAACCTCCTCTCTTCTTCCTGTCTCTTTTGTCTCTTGATAAAAAACTCCGGGTCTCCTAACATTTCATCCAAAGCTTCTAACATCTTCAGCCTTAAAAAATGAAAACAAGATTGAGTTTTTATAGCTGACAAAATTCCTCGGGATGTTTGCCGGTTATACAGAGCCAAAACCCCCTTCCTTATTAAAATAATTTGAAATATCTTCACTATATTATACTTCTTTTTGAGTTTAAAGTCAATCTTTTTTGTTGAATTTTTAATTCATTCCAATAGGAATTACAAGAATAATATCTCCAATTCCTTTGGGAAAGTTTTTTATTGTCTTTTTTGTTTGCTTCTCGCTTTCTTCCATTTCTTCTTCTGTAACTTCCCGCTTTCTACTAAACCTGTTTAATAACTCTGGTATGAAATCATCTTCGAATTGAAATTCAAACATTACTTTTTAACACCCCTCTTCTAAGCTTTCTAATACGTGATCTTTCCATCTCGCCTCTTCCGCTTCTAATTGCATTTCTAAAACATTTATTTTTCTTACCAATTCTGTAAAAGTATTCTTCATATTATTATAAGCCGATTTATGAATTAAATAAAAATCTACCATATT